GCATTTGGTTTTAATACTATTTGCATCCAATGAGCTGGAAGTATATAAAGTTGTAATGGCTCTCCCGCTCTCGCTCCTTCTTTGGGTGACATCTTATAAAAATAAACATTACCGCAAACTTTTAAATAAACCTTATATAAAAATAATATATCATTCCACGTTTGTATAGGGTTAGGCCTGTCAATCGGCATTGGCATTTCGCTATCTGTTTCGTAAGCATCTTTTTTAAGAAGTTCAATAGCTCTCTTTTGTTGGATGGTTAATTCAGTTGGATAACGTTTTATTTTCTTAACTATATCCTCATCCGATATTTCTTTAATGTAATAAGGAACGACTGTTGTTTTGGATGCCATTTGGTTAACCATTGCATTAACATCAGGATTTTCGCCATAACCTTTAACCATTAATGTTTCGAGAGTTGGATTGTAAGTGTTTGTTAATCCTCCTACTACTTTATACATAGCCTCATTAAAAAGGTTTTGATTCGGATTAAAAAAGGTATTCCACGCTAAATTTAACCTACTTAAAAGTGTATTATTTGCCATTTTATTTAAAACTTTGTTTCAAAGATATAAATTTTTATATCATTTCGTATAAATTATTTAGAAAGTAAAAAATACTTTCTTTAATCCGAGGTCTTCCATTTCGTGATAACGTACAGCATCAATAGCGTGATTGAACATATCAACAGGCTTATTTAATGCCTCTCCAGTACGTTTATCTTTATCCCAAGCATATTTTCTAAATTCATTAATTAAATTTAAACTTTGCTTTGTAACAAGGTAATCCTGCTCCTGCATTATTTGAATACCAAAACGAATACTATCCGCTCCCTTTGTTACTCCTGTGGCATTTATACCGTATAATTTTAATTCTGATATTGATTTCGGTTCTGCACTATCACAATAAGCTGGTTTTTTATTATTCATAAATTTAGCTATTTGGCTATTGCTTAATCCTTTTTGATAACAAATTTCATTTAATATTCTTTTGCCATTCCATTTATAAACTTCTATTATTGCAGTTGGATCAGCTGAATAACCAAAATCGACTCCATAACCAATCAATTCAGCTTCATTAGGTATTTGGTCTATCTGCTTCCAATTATTGAAAATAACTCCTTCTAAATTACCAATTTGCCCAAGACCGTAAACATTCCACCAGTTTTCCCAATAGGATGATGTTTCTGCTTTTACTTTTGCCTTTTCTATTTCTTTAACAATAGCCGAATCAAGTGCCTCGTTATCTTTATAAGTTAATATTATAAAATCAGCCGCAGGGTCTTGTAATAATTCAGTATGTACCCAAAATTCATTTGTTGGATTGTAATCTAAATAAATGAATTTTTTAGTTCGGATGGCTAACTGCTGGTAGCTTTCAAAGGTTACATTATTGCACTCATTTATAAATAAAACATCACGCCTTGCACCTCGTAATTTATCCGGTTGATCAACAGAGAAAAATTCAATATAACTGCCGTTTGAGAATTTATAAGTCAGGTTTGATTTATTAAAATTATTAGGATTGAAATTATTAGTCCAATCCATTATTTTAAGAAAGTCTTTTAATGCACCACGTTTTAAATGCGGTATTGATTCACTGACTACTGATATTTCAGAGTTTGGAGTTTGTATTGCATACTGAATTAAAAGCGGAAGGATTGTAAAGGTTTTCGAGCTTGATGTTCCGCCTTGTACAATCCTTATTCTTTTGCGTAATGCTTTTATTTTAGTTTGTGCTGTTGTCTTCTGTAACATCCAAATCTAATTGTTTAAATATAGGTTTTTCAACCTCTTCTGTTACTGTATGGTTCATTGACAATTTACGTAATTCATCAGGAGTTGCTATCAATTTCATTAATGCCATCTGCAAAGCTGGAGCGTTTGAAGTGTACCATTTTGAGCGCATTGATACTTTTAATTGCGTTCTATTTAATTCCAACATCGCTTTTAGCTCGTTCAATTCGTTAGAGTCAGGCGGAAAAAAATCGTAAAAAGTAGGTTTTGCACAAGGTAAAAAAGCGACAATATCTTCCACGAAAAACAGTTTATGTTTAACTATCATTTCTTTTGCCTGTTCAAATATTTTCTTTCTATCGTATGCCATTATGCTTTAAATTCATTAGTACAATCAACTCCGTTTCTTTTAACGGTTAAAGTATCATCAAGTTTAATCATTCGCTTTACTATTACATCGCAGTACTTCGGGTCGAACTCAATTACTCTTGCTTTTCTTTTTAGTTGTTCACAAGCCACCATTGTAGTTCCACTTCCACCAAAAGCATCAATAACTATATCGCCAACCTTTGAACTATTTTCTATTTGATAACCAAATAATCCAATTGGTTTCATAGTTGGATGTTCTGCATTTCTACTTGGTCTATCATATTCAATTACTGTTGTTTGCTTTCTGTCTGAATACCATTTATGACCATCACCTGCAAGCCATCCATATAAACAAGGTTCGTGTTTCCATTGGTAATCTTGCCTACCCATTACCATTGTATTTTTAACCCATATTAATTGTTGTTTTAATAACCAACCAGCATCTACCATTGCTTTTCCAAAGTTTATTACTTCCGATGAAGCGTGCCAAACATAAATTGCACCACCTTTTTTTACTGCTGTAGTTAAAGCAACATAAAAATCATAAAGAAATTTATAAAAATCATCGTTACCCATTGAATCGTTTTCAATAGTAAGAGCATCTTTAGTTTTCCCTTCGTATGCTACGTTATACGGTGGGTCTGTTACAACTAAATCAGCAAGTTGACCATCCATTAGCTTTTCAAAAGTATCGCTCTGTGTACTATCCCCACATAACAACCTATGCTCTCCAATTTCGTATAAATCGCCTAAAACAGTAATTGGTTCTTCGGGAGGTGTTGCATCGAAATCGTCTTCGCTTGCTTCTAATACTTCATCAACTTCAAACGCTGGCAAATCCAACCCCCACGCTTCCAACTCCTCACTATTCCACTCATTCGCTAACACTTCCCAATCCCATTCGCCACCGCTTGTATTGTCTTTAATTAAAAACTCCCTTTGTTTTTCTTCTGATAAATCTGTTACTATAATTGGTATTTGTTTTAATCCTGCTTCCTTACAGGCCTTATAACGCATATTCCCACCTAAAATAATCATATCTTTATTGACTACAATAGGTCGGATATTTAGCATTTCAGGGAAGTCTTTAATAGACTGTACTAACTTCTTAAACTTATCGTCTTTTATAAGTCGAGGATTGTTTGGGTTGAGTTTAACCTCTGATATTTTTACTATTTTCATTTATCTATTTGTTGTAATTTTCTAATCGCCCATTCAATACCTTCTGTGCCTCCCCATGCATCCCACATAAGGCCTCCGCATCCTTCTGAATAAGGAACGTCTTTATGTTGTTGATGTCTTTTAAACGATGCCATTCTTGCTATCGTGTCTCTTGTTATATTCTCACGATTCGCCAACTGATTTGCCCTTGCTTTGCCTACCGGAGTTCCGCAATCACCCCATCCATTTTCATCGGCCCATTTTAAAGCTCTCTTTGCGTTGTTTGTTGCTGCCTCCGGATAGTCGTTATACGTTTCCGATTTGGTTTCACTCCATGCCATTTGACAAACTGCATATCGCTGTTGTACATCGTATTCGTTAGCCATTAAACTATCCTCCATGCATCGTTGAATGAAGTCAGTTCTATTTTCGCTTTGATTTGGGTTTGGTATCGGCATTTTGTTTTTCTATTGCTATAAGTTCAAAATATATACTAAATTGGTTTTTAAGACTTGAGATCATTTCATCGTATCTTTTTTTAGTAACTTGAAATTCCTCGTTTTTATGTCTTAATTTGTTTATTGTAGTATCTTTTATCGGTTTTAATGTTTTTAATGTTATCATTTTATTTCGTTAAAAAAATCAATCCAACTTTGCTCTGATCCTATTTCGTTAAATTCTGTAAATTTAGGAATTTTATTTAGAATTTTATTCAGATCAATTCCTTTAATATCAAAAGGCAAAATATATCCATTTTCACCATCTGTTATTTGTTCTTTACCTGATGCAAAAGGTGTA